CACATTAGGATGTAGAACGATAGCACAGTCATTGGCTGTGTCGTAACCTTGAGCACGAAGTTTAGCGATTGCTTGGAAAATCAATGCTGGTGTGCCAGCAGTAGAAACGCCACCAACTGTGTTGGTAGAAAGGCTGTTTGCCAATGAACAGATGTCAGTGTCAATCTTTCTAGCGATTGCTTCGCCAAATAGTCGACCAATGTCTGCTACCACATTGCTTGAACTAGCAACCATTGATAGGTCAGTTACTGATGTCATTAAGCCAACTTCAGCGATGGTCAATGTTGCACCATCTGTAGAAATTGCTGTGTTTGTCAATGCTGTGCCTTCTGTTTGGCCAGCGGCAGTAGACTTAGGATAGATAGGAACTGTAACAGTCTTACCTTGGCCTTGGCCTAAAGAGTAATTGCGAACTAGTCCACGCATAATGGAACGCTCGCTTGCCACGAATAATGCCTCTGCAACGATTGTAGGCAATAGGTCGTTGAGGGTTGTTGTTGTTGATGCAGCCATAATAATCTCCTTGTGTTAGGCTAAACCGTTGGCCTTACGATATTCTCGATAAAGGGCACGGTGGTCTGGATTATTCATATCCAGAGTGGTTATATCTAGTTTGCCTGGTCCAGAATTTGTGACTGATGACTTAGAGTTAGTAGTTGACGGGCTTGATTGGACAAAATGCGGATTCGAATCTAAGAATTCACGCACTAGATCATTTACACCCAATGGAGCACCCGTGTCGTTATAACGAACAGTTCCATCTTGAGCTACTACTTCTACTTCACCTTCTGCATTTAAACGAACATTGTTTGATAATAGAGCCTTTACCTGTTCAGCGTTGACTGCACGATATTGTGCTGCCGCTGATAGCAATGGCGTATTCACTTTATATTCTTTAATTACACTATCTCTTTTCTGAATCTCAGCATCTTTTTTAGCGGCTAATTCTTGTAGTGTTTTTTCAAACTCACCACGCTTGATCTGTTGTTCCTGTTGACGCTTTTCAGCCTCTAATCTTAGTTGTCTAAGTTCTTCAGGATCGCCTAGATCTTGATATGGTTTTAGAAGTTTCTTTTCTAATGAGCCTTTCATACGGGCCATCATTCCATCTACTTCTTGTTGACTATAAGTCTTTGTCGCTTGTGCCTGATTTTCAGTTATTTCACTTGCCGCATCAGTTGCGTCGTTCACCAATGTATTTTCTGACATCGTTGCATCACCTCTTATGAGTTAAATTGTAAAGTTATTTATGTGTGCTCTACTAAATCACACTGAAATTGACTACTTCTTGGTAAACTTGGCTTTCAGGGCCTTGGGAGCACTTTTGCGAGCACTGCTCAAGGCAATAGCCACTGCCTGTTTGTTAGTCATATCAGGATGCTTCTTCATCTCTGCACTGATATTCTTGCTGATGGTCTTTTGACCGTAACCTTTCTTTAATGGCATTGCTGTCTCCTTAGTAATATAAAACTGTGATGTGTCCTGAACCACTGTGTGTAAGAGCACTGATGGTGGCTCCAACAGGTATTTCAAAATCTATCACTGCACCCTGTGGAATCACGATAGAAGTATTGTCAGCGGTGCCATTGATCTTGATGAAGTGAGTCTGTAGACCTGATAATATGGTTATAGAAGTATCACCAATGGCTGAAGTAGCCACTGCTGTTGATGAGTTAGTGGCCAATGTCTGCCACTTTGTGAGTCTGCGTGCCATTTAGTAACCTCTCTTCTTTGGTGGTTTAGGCATTTTCTTTTTCTTTGGATATGGCATCACTGTCTCCTTAGTTGTTGTTTCTTGCGGCTTCTGCACCAGCATCTATGATGTCTTGTAAAACAAGTTCAGGATGTAGTGCCAGTATTTCATCATTAGAATAACCTTCCATCAGCATAGTCTGAATGTGTGCCAATCTATCTGCTTGACTGCTATTGGCTAGGCTGGGATGTTCACCTTCAGTGCTGGTTGGAGTAGATGAAATTTCTAGCACTCCAAGTATGGCTTCACTGTCTGCACCAAGAGTATCTATGATTTCACTGTCAATGAGAGCCAATACACGAGGATCAGTTGCTGATTGTTTGGCTTTATAGAGTATCTCCATATCATTGGCTGTATCTTTGATATTGAAACTATCTGGATATTTGATTTCACCGTTCCAGGTAGTGCCTTGATAGAATGCAAACCATTGCCACATAGATTCTTCTACTAGTTCTAGATTGTCTGCTTTTTCTGACAGTTTGGCATTGAGCAATTCAAATTCTTGTTGTTGAGCAACACCACTCATACGGCGACTTTCTGTGGCACGGATTGATCCAGTGTTGGCCATCTTGTCTATGGCAGCGACAGCGTGTTCAATGGCTGTGAAGATTGAAGTGATATCTGTTGACACTGACAGTATGTAGGGTTTCAAGCCTGGATCCATATTGTCTTCTATCTGTATGATAGCACCAGCACCGGCGGCTGCTTCGGCACCGGCTGTCTTAACCAATGCTGGATGTCCATTGATACGAATACTTTGTTCTACTTCACTTGTGAGATTGTAAATTGTTTTCTGTGCATCAGCAATGTCAGTGATATCACTAACACCCATACCACGCACTGGGCTTTTGCGACTATAGGCAATCATAGCAGGAATCTCACCAACGCCATTAGGCTCTACAAGGTGTTCTTTAACTGTTCTATTTTGATGATCTACTATCCAAGTGTGAATTTCACTAGTGGTCCATTCACGGATAGTTGAAACTGTGTCATTACCTTCTTCTACATATTTGAGATATTCTAAGTCATATCTGCCATTAGGATTGCGTCTCCAACGCCAGTCTGTGACTGTGAGTGGTGTGATTAGGTTTACATAGGGACGGACACCTTGTGCCAGTTCATCACCCTTGGTATTTGCACCTACATTGGGCTTGACCATTAGGATCCAACAGTGACCAAATACTGAACTCCATACAGCCACTTCTTTCATAAATGAATCTAGGTTGCGTCCATCCAAGTCAGCATCTTCTAAAAATTCATTTACAGCAGGATCGATATCTAGGCCTTCAAACTCACGCTGAGGTTCTTCACGAAACAAGAAACTCATATAGGTAGATACCACTGATTGACAGTGATTTTCTAGGTGTGTGCTATTCAGTCTGGCTGTGTATTCAGCCGCAGTTTCATTGACATATTTGGTTAGATGTCCAGCATTACGATAGTCAATGCCGCCCATATAACTTTCTAAGAGATACTGCCATTGATCTCTATTTCGTATATAGAGTTGATTGGTGCTTACCGCTTGTAGGTATTGTTCTTGTAGAGTCTGAATCATTTGGGTTGTCCTGTATTAGCCAATCTGATGTGTCCATCTTCCTGGCGGTTGGTAATCTCTTTCACGCTTCACGGGCCATAAAAAATCAACCATATAGCCCAAGGCATCATTCATATGGTCAAATTCACCTTTCTCTGGCTGGGCGGTGCTGCCTTCTTTATAAACTTGTCTTTCTAAACATTGGATAGTGTATTTACACTTGGGGCTGATAAACAAGTGTCTAACGCCATTAGCAGAACACAAACGACCATTGACAGCATTTACTCTGTCTCTGATAGGTGTATGTGCTCTAGGGGCTTTGACCACAAATCCTGCATTGGCCAATATTGTATGATCACTCCTGCCTCCGCTTTTAGTAGAGCGGGCAGAGCCTGCTGGATCTGGATAGATGAAGATACGGCTTCTTGGGTATCTAGTTTTAATCTCATCTGCGAGTTCATCAGTATTGCTGGAATACAGTTGGATTTCATCAATGACATAGAGTGTTTCTCCTTGGCGAACTGCCACTGTGGCACATAAAGGTGTGATGTTGAAGTCAGCCCCTATATAGATGATGTCAGTGTTAGCAAACTCTGGTTCCTTGACATTGTGCTCACGACTGAAAGCATAGTAGACCTGCCCTGCTGATTCTTCCCAAGTGGCTAGATATTCCTGACGGAACATACGCAGATCCATATCCTGCTTGGCTGCTTCTATTTCTTCTGGTGTAACACGACCACCATCCAGTGTGGTAAATGTCCACGACTGCCACGCATCAGGATTTTTTATTTCTGCTGTATAGATTTCATAGGCCCACGAACTACGACCACCCTTGGGTGTGCCAATGAAGAAAGCGTGACCCTGTGTGTCACTTAGTGTAGGACGCACCACAGTCCACACTTCTGGGTCCATATCAGCAAACTCATCAAACACGCAGAAATTCACTGAGAATCCACGCATACGATCATAACTATCCGCTGACTTCACTGTGATTTCACTGCCATTAACCAAGGTGATTGTCAATTCACTTTCATTGGTTTTCTGAATCCAATTTAGGCTACCTAGTCTGTCTTTGAGTTCTTCCCACACAATGCCCTTACCCTGCATACGAGTAGGTGCAATATACCAACAGACTGAATTGGGGAAACGAGCAAATCGAGCCAGTTCACGGATGGCTAGATATGTTTTACCAAAGCGTCGTCCACATATGGCTGTTCTAAATCTTTTGGGGCTGTCTGCTATCTGCTTTTGTGCTTGACTCAGTGGCATCAGTTGTCATTCCAAGGCAGAATCTTGTTGTCTTCTGATGTATTTGGATTGTCGCTCATACCCAGCATATTCTTGGCTAGAAAGATCTGTAGTGCGGCATTGCCACTGAGTGCATTCTTCAACATAGCCTTGCGAAGACTGGTTTTCATATCTTCACGACCTTTGTCTATGATTGTTTGGAAATTGTAGTTTACCACCTGGTGATCAATGTCAAACCAACGGGCAATTTCCCTATTACTCATACCTATTGCGGCTAATTTATAAACATCTTCTGGTGAGACCACCTTCTTGCGTAGGCCTCGGCCCACTTCATAACCCAGCACTTCTACTGCCACTAGTTTCTTGGGCTGTGGTCCAGTCTTGCTAGGATCACGCTCTGGTTCCTTATAGGGCAGTATTTCAAAGGTTTCACGCTCTGCTTCACTTTCAGGTGTAGCAGGCTCTAGTCCTAGAGTTAAGGCTTCTTCAGGGGTCATATTATAGGCTGCGATTTTCTACTTTCACACGGAAACTACGGCGATCAACTGCTGAACTGTCTGTGGTAATAGAGGCAGTGACAGTATATACCTTGTTGACTGTGCCAGCGGCTAATTTCACATAGGTAATCTTGTTGCCTGCTTGTATGCCACTGGTTGATATAGTCAGTGGAGTTGGGTTGTATGTGGGTGCAGTAATTGAATAGGTAACTGCTGAGATGGTTTCACCTGAGGCCAACCAATCTGTCCAATCTATTGTATAAGTCAAGGTAGCCAGGCGATCTTTTTCAATGTAGGCTCCTTCTGTGTCATACTTATAACCTGTTATAGTGCTCATAATTTTATCCTTAACATTGTAATATATTTACTCTAGTTTCATAATCTACCCGCAATACGCGAGTTTCCTGTGCGACTTTTAGGCGTCTTGTTTCACTTTCAACTATCACGAGTCTGTTTTCTGGTAGTATGTGTGCCAGTCGTGTTTCTTGTTCAGCACGGATTTCTCTACAAGGATCAAAGTTTAGGATGTCACCTTGTGAGAGCACAAAGCCATTGGCCTGTAGCGTGGCCTGAGCAATTATGGCACGATAGACAATGCTGAATATGGTGAATCTAGCAGTGAAGTTACCTTGGCAAATAATAACCTTTTTGGCATCTGCTGTCACTGTGGCCCGTGAAGTTATATTACTCACTAGCCCTCTAGTTCTTTTGGCTGTGACTGTGAGTGTGAATGCGCCCGCTTCTAGTGAGATACCTTCACGAGTTCTATCTGTGGGTCTTGCTGTGACTGTGAATTGACTAGTTAGTGCCGCTGACTGACTGCGAGTTCTATTGTCTATTGTGGCAGAGACTGTGAACTGTGAATTTATAGCACTGGCGTAGGGTTTTACCTTATAGGCAGTGGCTGTGACTGTGACTGCTGAGGCAAAACTGCCAACACCAAATCTCAGTCTCTGGCCCACTGTGGTCATTGTGGCCAGACTAGATAATGCCTTGGTTACAGTGATTATTTTTTGTGCTGTTGCTGAAAGGGTAACTGCTGAGGCAAAACTTATACTGGATCGAACTACCTTGGTAGCAGTCACTGTGAATGTGCTTGCACTCTGTAGAGTTGATGCAGTTTGCAATACATTTTCACTGGTAGCAGTGAGATTAAAATAGCCCTGTGCAGTAGGTGTTAGTATGGGCTGTTCGGCGGCTGCTACTGATATTGGGGCACCATTTCGTTCATAGGTATATACACCACTCAATCTACTATAGATATATGGAGTGCTCAGTTGATTGAATTGGCCACGACCTGTGGCGCCTAGTTCAACATAGCCACCATCATAAAAGTCTATAGGATTTATAGTGTCTATGCCAGTGCTACCTACCCATATCTGTGCAAAGTCTATATTTTCATCTGTAGTGGCTGCTTCATCATAGATTATGCCTGTGCTTCGATTTATGCCACTACCAAATTGAATATATCCATTATTGTCAAAACTACCTATACCACTGGCAAAGTATGAACTTTCACCCTTGTAAACTCCATCTACCCATAGGCGGAAATATCTGCCTGTGCTGTCACCAAACCCACTACTGGCTGTCAAGAATAGATAGTGATGCCAATTGGTATCTACTGGGGCTTGATTGTTCCAAGTGGCTCCTGGTTCATCTGGATCGTAATAACTGCGTAGGCGAACATCATTGTTGTCAACCACCAATCCACTATTTGGATTGCCGCCCCCTGGTCCATTGTCATATGTCCAAAGAGTAGAGAAGGTGTTGGTAGTTTTTCTACGAGCCCAAATGCTCACAGTCAAGCCAATGGTATTGTATGGCAGTCCAAGACTTGGTAATCCACTGAGTTTCAGTCTAGGAACACTGGTATCACTGCTACGAACACCAAAATTACGATTGCTCTGCAGTCGAGCTATTTTGCTAGCCTGTGCTGTGGCTGTGAATGTGCCAGTCAATCCTGCACCATTGCTCACACTGGCATTGGCTGTGATTACAGGTGCAAATGCCGAAGTCAACCCTATACTAGCACGGGCTGTTTTTATTGTGTTGGTTGTTTGAGTGACTGCTGAAGCAAAACTAGCAGTTGTAGTTCTTGATCTTTGTGCTTGGCTTGATTGTGTAAATGCTGAGGCTAATGCTGATTGTGTCTGTGTGGTTTTCTTTGCAATCGTTGTGGCCGTTGCAGCCGCGGCGATTGATGAGGTTAAGGCTCTTGTTCTTGCTGCCTGTGCAGACAGATTGGCAATGGAAGAAAGTGTTACAGAACTTCTTGCAGTTTTTTCACTCACTGTGGCTACTGTGACTGCTGATGTTAAACTAGGTGTAACACCAGCTGTTTTTACCACAGTGGCTGATGTTGTAAATGCTGATGATAGACTGGCCACTGCTGACTGTCTACGACCCACTAGGCCTGTAAATGTAAATGCTGAGGTGAAACTAGCGGCAAACTCTTGATAGGTCTGTCTAGTCAGTGTTCCTGTTAAGGTGAATACTGAACCCTTGTCTTCAAAGAAATCACTGTCAATATACTGCGATGCAATGTAAGGTGTGAAACTCGCACTGGCATCAGCAGTATAGACGAAATACTTGCCTTCGTAGTAGCCATCTAAGAAGTAGAGTTGATCCATTTTTTAACCTTATACGGTGTAAGGTGCTATACCGTTGTCGTCTAAGAATACTGTGCTGCCATTAGTAGCGTCGGCGTGCATCAACAGGAGTGTATTTGCATCATTCTGGAATGGAATAGTTGCTACAGAATAGTTTGCTGAGTAACGAGCAGTATTTGAAATACGCAATTCGTCAATAAATCCATTTAGATAGTATGATGAGTATTTGCCAATTTCTGCATCATATGATCCCCAATTTACGGCTGTGCTCCAAGAACTGCCTGTGGCCACTGAGGTGCCATTATGATAGACTGTGATATTACCACCACTACGCACAAAGGCCACATTATACCAAGTGCCTGTGTTGATAGTCACGGTATTCAATGCTATTCTACTTCCGCCATTGTAAAAATCATAGACTGTGCCACCACTATAACCAATATACATCAAGGTATTGTTGAAACTGATCAATGGAACCAATCCACTACCTGGTAGTGTGGTAGCACGATACCAAAACTCAACTGTGAGATCAGTTAGATCAGTATTTTTTGCCAATAGTGCATATTGACTTGATGCACTGGCAAATGATGCAGAGGTTGCACCAAAATAACTTTGACTTGATGAAATATTGGCACCATTGACTGATGAGATAGCACATTGAGTTCTTGCTCCATTATCATCACGGAAGTCTGTTGATGAGTTAGTGCCACTCATATGCATCAACAATAGGGTATTTGAATCATTACTAAATGGAGTCGTTGATGAAGTGAATGTTGCAGTATATCTTGCTATATTTGAAACACGGATTTCATCCAAATAGCCATTAAATCCTGCTCCTCCTGCAGTATCTCCTGCAGCCCCAATTATTGGTCTATTTTCACCTGCTCCACTATTGACATAGGTATTTGAATCAGTGTAAGTAGAACCCTGTTGTGTTCCATCAATATACATTATGGTAGAACCGCTATTTTTAACCACTGCCAAATGATACCAAGTGGCTGTAGATAATACATTAGATTGAATTCTGTCTGCTGAGTTAGTAAAGAATTTTAATCTGCCGCCATCGGTATAGATAGTTGGATAAAATCCATTTGTTGAATAGGGTCTAGGATCATATATCAATCCAAGTCCAGTAGTGCCTAATCTAACCCACATCTCAATGGTCCAATTACCTGAACCCAATGCCATAGATGTATCAAGTCCAACTAATAAATAGTCACCACTGCCATCAAATAGAGCACTAGCACCACCAAACTTACTTTGTGCAGTTGATACCTGTGCATTGCCATTGGCAGCAATGCCTCTCTGACTGCGGACCCCATTATCATCTTCAAAATATGTTGATGCATTGGTGCCATCTGCGTGTATCAATAATAAGGTATTGGCATCATTGACAAATGGTGCTGTTTCCACAGAGAATCCTGCTGAATAACGAGCCGTATTTGAAATGCGTAGTTCATCTAGATAACCGTTGTAGCCAACATTATTGACCTGTCCAACAACAAATAAGCCTTCAGTGGTGCTAAACTGTGGAGTTCCACTGACAGAACCTGTTGCAGAACTAGTGCCATTAAACCAAATAGTCATAGTTCCAGAGGTGCTATAGGTGAATGCTATATGATACCAAGTGCCTGTTGACATTGTAGCCACTGTGGCAGTCACACGGTTTTGGCTAGAACCATTGTAGTAATAAAATACAATGGTAGTTGAACTTGCTGGTCCAAAACTCCAATAGTTTGTGTCTCCGCCTTGATTCATATTACCAATAATCAATGGATAGTTTGAGGGACTTCCACCAATGGTAAAACTATTGGCTCTGAACCAACATTCAACAGTATAACCTGTTGAAGCATTCCAAGTTAAAGCATCAGCAGTGCTTGAAATTTGTAGATAGTCACCTGTTCCATCAAATGCCGCACTGGTTCCACCAAACTTTGATTGTGATGTTGATATGGCAGCATTGCCATTTGCTCTAACATTTAGTTTCCGTCTAAGAACAGTAACGGTGGCAGTAGAAACAAACTTACTGATAAAATTAATCTTGGCAGCGCCTAACATTATGCAAATCCTTTGCCTAATGAAGCCCAGTAGTTGGTTCCATCATAGTAGACAGTTAATATATCAACGCAACTTGCTGTGCCTGTTAAGGTTTTTGTTCCTCCTGCGAACTTCATAGTAGATGTGATGCTGGTATAAGCAGTTCCACCATAGATGATTAAGGTTAAACTTTGTCCTGCCACTGGACTGTTAAAAGCATTGAATGTCAATGCAGAGTTTAAGGTAATCTTCTGCACATTACCATTGGTAACATCAGGAGTAATAGTTCCACCTGTTGTGCCAAGATCATAAATTGCACCTTCATTATAATTGATAGCATTGACACGGGTTTTACCTGTGCCGTTTGGTGCTAGTGTAATATTACCATTTGATGCAGATATGATTGAATAGCCCATAACAGTTAGATTACCACCTAGACTTGGATTTGTGTCTGCATATACACCATCAATACCACCACTTTGATTTGTCCACTTGCTTGATGCTGATGAATATTTTAATACCTGTCCATTGCTTGGTGTTGTAATAGTAACATCAGTAGTCAATCCACTCAATGATGTTGTTCCCGCTGATCCATTGGCAGCAGATGTAATACGACCCTGTGCATCAACTGTGATGTTGGCAGCGGTGTATGATCCTGCTGTGACTGCGGTGTTGGCAATGTTTACTGTGACAGTATTGGTTGTCATAGCAGTGGAAATACCAGTGCCACCTGCTACTGTGATAGTTCCGTTGAGGTCAATAGCCTGACTTGTGCCACTGCCACCAGCAACGGTTATGGTTGCATTTTGTAAGTTGGTAAAGTTTGCATCACCTTCAACGAATGTGAGTGCGGAGCCTTTGCCTGCTCTGGTAACGATTGTTGGCTTAGCCATAGTATTGTCCTTTTATTATTGAAAAGAGGGTGCTAGAAACTAACACCCCCTAATGCCTATTAGGCTAAAGCGATGGTTAAGTTACCTGAGCTTACTTGGAAAGTATCACCGGTATCAATAGTTTTTGCAGTTGTAACTGCACCGTAGAATAATACATTACCTGAACCTGCTGTGCCACCATCCATAACTGCGATATGGGTGATTGAACCCCAACTTGCAGTGGCTGTGTCAAAGGTTACAGTTGCTGAGCTTGCTGAAGTTCCACTGGCTGCGGCAGCAAATGTAATTGTCTTGCGAGCATAGGCTGAACTAGAAGTTGTTACTTCGTCAGTCAATGTGCCTGCTTCCAAGTTGGTAGCGGCATTACCACTTGTGTTATTAAACAATGCGAGGTAAAGTGTGCTGGCACCAGTGTAAGGTGCTGAACCATAGCGTAGAGTATGGTCTAATAGTTTGTTCTCTAAATAATTTGAGGCTGCTGACATATTTGTCTCCTTGATTGAATATGTTGTCTTGTAGCAGACAACATATGGTTGTCTGGTGTCCGTGTTGGACTATGAGTATTTATAGAAAACTTTCAAAACAGTTGAAAAACTTTAAAATTTTGTCTAGATTAGGTATAGTAAGGAATCCATCTTGTGGAACCATTGATAGTGGCCTTTAAATATCCGCTAGGACTGGTTGTAGAAGAGGGGCTACCTGTTTGTGTTCCACTAAATTTTATTCCGCCATCACCGGTATATGCAAGTTCGATAGTTCCAGCACGACATAGCAATGTTCCTGCTCCTGGGACTACAGGTCCATAACCAGATGGAAAATTGATATCATCACCCATTGACATATTTCCACTACCGGATGGATTAACTGTAAATCCATTGGTCAATAGATTTGCACCTAGTATAACTCTATTGGTTGCATCTGTGTAAAGAATAGCAGTATCATCAACTGTGGTTCCTGTAGTAGGATAATAGGCAAAATTATATTGTGTTCCTGATGAAACTGTCCCTGAACCACTGCTTGATGCATTGATAGTAATTTGTTTAGTAGAATTGTTGCCAGTGATAGTGACATTGGTGCCTGCTACCAGAGTAATATTACCATTGAGATCTGCTGTGACTGCGGTGCTACCACCTGTGATAGTAACTGTGGCATCTTTGATATTTGTAAAATTATTATCTAGTTCTGTATAGGTTAAGGCAGCGCCTTTGCCTGCTCTTGTTGTTATAGTTGGTTTTGCCATAGCGTTATTTTAGATCCTTAATTTTTTCAGTCATATTAGAAAGCAAATCATTCATTAGGATTTGATTGGCAGTATTGGCATTATTTAAGCCCTTGGTAAGAACATCAATGACTTCACCTTGTTCTTCAACTCTCTTGGCCAAAGTATTATGAGCAGTGATTAGAGCGGCAAGATTATGATCTAGTCCTCTCACATTGTTGTTCAATGTCTGTAGTGCATCATAGGGATTAAAATTGGGATCAAACATTAGCCTTCTCCTCACGGCGTTTTTTTCTCTGGGCAAACTTGCCAATCTTTTCTCTTGAACAGATTTGATAGTGTTCATAGCGTGTGACTATTTCTACATTGGACAAATGCCATCCATCATCGTAGTCTCGTCGAACTAGGCAATATTGCTCATTGGAACGGCCCTTGTTTAGATACTTGTTGTCAGTGCGCCATAGAGCGATATAGTCATCTTCTGTGATAGTCCATTCTTGTCCCATATACCAAGCCTGGGCTCGTGCTCGCATACAGTCTAAAAACAATTTGTTATCCACTGGATCTGGATATCTTCTAATGTGTGGTCTTGGATCAGTTCTTGCCATAATATTATTTAATCCTCTTTATAAAATTCAATGTTAAACAGAATCAGCATAGTTAAAAATTTTGGATCTGGGTCATAAAAAATAAACTCATTTTCTATTGGATTTGCCCATTCTTTGCAGGCAATATACTTTTCAATACGATCATACTGTTCGTCATTCATCGATGCTGAAATTTTCACTGATATAGTAAGGCATCACGAAGTTTGCCCATCTCCAATCTTGGTTGTTGTTCTAAAATACTACCCATACTAATGTCTATGTGGAACTCAACCTGACCATAATCACTTTGCACAAACCAAAAGTCTCTTTCAGTAGACAGAAGCCATACTTTATTTGATTCACTCCGTGCTAGACAAATATCGTGTGGTTGGCTATATCCAGCATTACGCTTATACACTATATAGGGCATAATGTCAGGCCATTTACTACCAAAGTCTCTAACAATATCTTTTTGCCAAAGTCTTAAATCACTTTGATGTTGCATTTCCCACCACTTAGTCCAAGGTGTCTTTGTATTATCAATTGCAAAGCATTCATAACGATCTCCTTTATCAGACTGGATATACCAAGCATCGTTTTGCTTCTGTAATTGAATTTGTTTTTTGTAATTAATCATATGCCTAACTCCTCGCCACTTTGCCAAGGTTTATTGTATCCAGTGATGCCGTGATATCCGCTGGCAATTCCATTCTTATTTCTAAATGCAAGACTTGTTTCTTTATCTAATTTGAAACTCCAAATCTTATGTTCATAGACTAAATCAACACGCCATATTTCTTCAGTCATATAAATCATTGCCACAAAATCGTTGATAGTTCCTGCTTTTTTAGGCTTGCCCACTTTGGATATTTTATAATCGTAATCATCACGCAGAGTCATTAGGTGTTCAACTAGTCTCCAATGACTTTTAGTTCCCTGTCCAGAATCTTTACCTCTAAATACATAACTCCTAGGACTGTTAAGATTAGCACTACAGGCAAACCGAGTTCCGTCGTGTCTAATAATTGTAATTTTAAGAGTATGCCCTGGGTTGGCAAACAGATCTAATTTTACACCTTTCCAATTGGCGGGCAGGGTTCCATTTGAGGCTAAAGCCTCCTCCACTGGCTCTGCCAGACGAAAAGACGAAGTAGTCACTTCTTTCTCATTGTTCTCTTTAGAGACTATGCTTGTGTTGTTATTGTTATTATTGTATTTGATGTTATTAATCATTGTTATCTGATCAAGTATTTCTTTTGCTGTTTTAGTCATTCTGCTGTTTCCCAAAGTGTATCAAAGGTTGTTTTTGTTGTGCCCGCATTTTGTTGCATATCGAATTCATAGTCAGTGTCTTTGAACAGTTTATTCCAACGCTCAATGGGAGCTTGTGCATAGTCTTTGGGATCACCATTCTTTTTACGACCTTTGGCTTCACCAACGATGTCATCCAATATTTCCCATAGGGTCCTATTTTTCTGTTTGCCAGTTTTGGGAAATCCCTTGAGTGGATGTGTAGTAGCCCAAGACATCATATCCGGATCACGGTCCAGGGCTTCAACTACTTCCTTAGAGCATCTAAAGATATGTTTGGTTATCTGCTTTCGCTGTTCCAGTGTTTGTTTGTAGTATGTGGTTGCAAAGGCAGCGCCGGGTCTAGGCTCCATACTTTGCGTGTTTTGATAGTAAAATGTTTTTGCCATTATGTTCTCCTTATTAGACTAACTTATTTAGTCTACACTCTAAATAACCCTTTGTAAAGAGAATTGTCACTCAAACGAAAGCCCCTGAGAAAGGGGCTATCGAATAGTAGAGATTGGGTTATTGTAATGGCAGTAACTTTCACCCGTTTTATGTCAGCCTTGACAGTCTATTTTCGGAGAATAGGAACTCTACTAGAATTATTTATCACTGTCTTTCTTAGCCAGTTTATTTCTGAGGGTAAATTGACTCTTTGCCCAATTTAAGTAGACTTGGCAAGCAGGACCCTGTGGTAGTGTGAACTCACCTGTGTTTGGATCCTGATATTTGTTGCAGTTTTTACAATGTTTACGCCAATGAGCTATATGCCCTGGAACCATTTTATAGAACTTGATGTTCATTTGACGGCTTTCAGTTAGGTGCACACCGCAGTCTTCGCAGTCTTTGGGTTTGATATTGAGTTTAACCAACTCCGGTGCCATTGTAGGATTGATACCTTGAAACAGATCCAAAAAGATTTCTTCGTGTTCTTCCTGATATTTTTCTTCATTAGACTTACGACCCTTACCTCTGGCTTTCTGTTTAGATATTTTTATTTCGCTGGGACTGAGTTTAGGCATCCGCCATTCAGCCACTTCATTGAGTTTTTGGAATAATTCTTCTTTGGTCATACTGTAATTTATTAAATGGCTCTTAAATGTCAGTAGAATGTGAACGGGACTGGTATAGATACTATCTGCTCTATAAATGCCTAATTCTGTTTTGGACCCACAAAAAATCGCCGTTGCAGGCATCTACAACCGCGATATTTTCCACTGATTTTGGAATATGGCTCTTAGTAAGTCTTGATGAACTCTACAACTGCTGGTAAAACTACTGCACCAACTAGCAACAAAAGAATGGCCCATACACGGGCGTCCATCTTTTCCACTTTCTTTTCCACACGATCAACATCCTGCGCCAAATGCACTAGATGATTGTTTTTAATCGTTTCTATTTCTTTGGCCAGTTCTTTCAGTGTCATTTTATGTGGCTGTTCCTGAGAGTGTAAAGCGAGCTGTAATGGCTGCACCTGCTGGTCCAACTTGTGTGCCTAGTCGAACAGTTTTCCAAATAGTTCCATTGTAAACTGCTAGACAGGGATTGCCTGCATCACCATCTGTGACATAGACAATGTCGCCTGAACTTGGGCTTGCAGTTCCTGCCATTGAACCCAATTGCACAAACTGTATTTGACGCATTCTCAATACATTACGGATATTAAGTATGCCTGTTGATGGTGAAATGGTTTGATCTCCAGTTACTGAAATTGTTCCTGGCAAATAAGCAGTGGCTACTTTACCACCACTATCTAAGGAGAGGACACCATTGGCCGCATTCACTGAAGCAATCAGCTGATTTACTGCCACAATCAAATTATAGATATCACCACGGGCTAGACTCGGATCATCATCCGGGCTGTCCACATTGTCTGTTGATATTACTGTTCCTGTTGGAAATGTCATTGTTCTGTCCTCTTGATATTTATTAGTTTACTTTATAACCAGTAGATTACCGCCTGCCATTACCTGTCTTGGCAGGCCCTTGAGTGAAATATCCACTATGCCATCTCTGGCTTGATTGTCTATGCCATACAGAGCAAAACTAGCACCAAACGATGAGGCAAAGTAGTCATCTACATAATAGCCTGAGGCCATATAACTACCACCTGCTGTCTTTGAAATTACAATGGGTATCAATAGGGTGCTGGTTGCTGAACTGCTCACATAGAGATCCACGGCATAGGCACTAGGTGCTCTAGGTGTTATAACCATTTCGGTAATTAGTGAAATGGGATTGTCTAGATTCAATATTCTCAATGAACTACTACCACTCAGTGTTGTAGTGTCCAGATCTCTATAGGTATATTCCACAGTTTCTTTGTCTGTGGTAATTCTCATTTGTTTAAGTTCAGTGCCAGTGCATTCTGCAGTGACATAGACAAAGCGGCCATAGAAAGCGGCAATTTGACTGTCACCATTTTGTATGACATATTCTGTTTCTTCACCTGCAAACTCACCAGTATCACTAACATAGATTCTATATGATAGGCTACCTGTGAACTCACTGCTGATTGCAATATTGAAATAGGCAATCTCACCTGTGTCAATCTTGTCGCTGGTCCAACGAATAGGTAAGAAGGTGTTTACATAAGAATTGAATGCAGTCCACTTGGTGCTTTTAAGACTACCCCAACGACCCTGACCCTTGGCTTTGATAGTTCCACTAATTGGATCTAAGATACCTTGGCTGTAGGAAATGAATCCTGTTACCGGTAGAAATGTAAATTGTGTGGTTAGTGCGGCTGCGCCTGTCTTAGTTGCCATATTTCATCCTTAGTAAACTGTGTCGCCATTTTCAGGGCCGCTCAATCTGATCCAATTGGCTGCAAGTGTTGTAAGAGTAACTCTATAGGGAGTTCCACCTAAGTTCCAATGAGTTGGATTATCAGGCAATACCAACTTGTCTAGTGCCACACCGGTAATGGCTTCATTTAGATTGCGTTTATAACCTGCGGTATATGAATTGTAGTCTGCTAGAGTAACTGTGGCTAGTGGATTGACACTACCAGAAATAAATCCATCTACTTCTACTTTATAATTTGGGCTTGCACCTGAAGTAGAAAAATCTGTAAGTTTAGCGGCCTGTGTGCTTAACACTCCAACATCTTTAATGGCTAATAAAAATTCTACATAGGTAGGAGTGCTGGCAGTTGAAAGATTAGTATTGCCTGCTCCCCAATATGGATACACTGAATTAATCACTGATCCACCGGTGTTAGGCCAATTACCATCTGGACCATAATACGATTGGAATAGTGTAGCTGAACTGTATCCTGTCTGTTGATACTTGCCGTCAAAGAGATTAGGATGTAATGGACCACGGAGATTGACCGAATAGAACTTTGCACTGATATAGGTTAGACTTGCTCTTGAGATTTCAATCTTTTCCCAAGCACCTAAACCAAAATATTTTGCCACTCCTGCCTGTGTGCCTGCAGCCGCTGTTGCATTATACAACCTACGCCAGACTGTGATATTATCAAAAGTATCATTCGGCGTAGTAAATGTCAATTTGTAATAACAACCTAATTTGATAGCAGTTACTACATTTGAAGTTTTTAGTGCATAGGCTTCCACCTGTTGAGAACTGGCAGCAACAATCTGTTTGCCACCAGAACTTAATGGAGAATTTATATCATACTGTTGAGCCTGACGCTTGATCCAAGATTTTGGTAAAGGTGTTGGAACTGCGGCAAATGGAGCATCTAGATCATTTAATGCTGTCTTGGTATTTAGAACGGTCCAATTGAATACTGTATTCATTAGGTTGGGATTGATCTTAACTGCATCTATAGGAACACTGGCACTACACACTAGACTATTATCACTTTCTAATGTTGATGCACCACTGATGTAAGTGGCAGTTATGACCCATTGATAGAAAGTGTTTAATCTAAATCCACCATCTGTGATTGTGTATAGGATAGTTCCTGTAACTGCATTTAAAGTTGCTTCAACTTCCATAGTTGTATAGGTAGGATCAGCTCCTGGTTGCACTTCACGGAAGCGAATCTTAAAACCCATAAACTTAGTGCCTTGTGGCTTGTTAAATTCCCAACGAAGAATATTTTTAGTATAGTCACTAGTCATTGCCTTGATACTAGGAACGATTTCACTACCTGGCTTAGGACCTGGAGGTGCCATATCTGTTGTCAGTATAGTCCAACCTACGGGTATGTCTAGGTAGTTGACTTTGGCATTGGCATAGGGACTTGTTCCATAGATGATAAAACCAGTATACTGTCCAACACCATTTGTTTCAACATTGCCATTTGCTGGTGCTAGGTATTTGGTAGCACTCTTACCATCTTTATAAAGCAGTTTGACTACAAAACTATAACTTTGATTGCCACTGTAACGAGCACCAAATGAACCTGCTAAATTAAATGTTATCTCATTGAAAGGGCTGTATCCAGCAATACCATCAAACAGTTTGTCTTCAAAATCATAATAGGTGTCTGTGGAATATTTGTAATAGATTCGCACACCAGCAATTAGGTTGTTGGGAGTTTGATTAACAGTATCAACCAACTGTGTCATACGCACTGAGACTTTTCTAACGGCCAATGGAAGTCCACTACTGGTTTGTGGAATGATGGCAAAGTCATAGATAAAATCATTATAGCGTGGATTGGGATCTACCTGTCCTGCAGGAACAGTCCAACCATCTGTGACTGTCTGAACACTGACAACTGCGGCAATGCCAGTTAGACTAGGATTAAGTTCACCAGTATTTTGTCTGAATACAATCTGTCCTTGGACTACACGATTACTGGCTCTTCCATCACTGGCATAACTTCTTACATAGAAATCAAACAGGCCAAAGGTGCAGGTAAAACTAACAGGGATATCACCACCACTGCCTGGCAATGTTGTTACACGGATTTCTTGCCACGGTGAGTAGGCATTCAGTCTCCAGTAGAATATTGAATAACTGTAAAGTCCATCACTAGGCTGTGTAAACACCAAACTATATGAATAGGTGTTACCTGTTATCAGTGTGGCTCTACTGGATTTCAGTGTTAGATAAGCACTAAAAGGAATTGGTGGAACCACAGGCACTGGTGTTGGAGGTGCAGGCGGTGTAGGTGTTATTGGATTAGGTGTATCCGGTGGCACATAGACAGCAGGTGGCACATATGGAGGTGGTGGAATCTGCGGAGGTAAGTTTGGTGGTATTACAGGAGGAAAAGGTGCACTTCTTGGTGGCACAAGTCCTAATGGATCACCTCTATTCTCACTTGATGGATAATAGATATCACTGCCTTTTGGCACATAAACTGGATCTACAGTATCTTCTTCATTGTAGCGAGCGTGTGGGTAAATGTCATCTGGATTTTTAACCAATCCAAGATCCACAGTCATATTATCGTTGATTTTTACTGATACTACACGCCAAGGAACAATTAGACTTCCTGTGTTGAAGTTTAGAATATTACCTTCAACACGAATGTTGTCACCTGGCTCTAATTCTAGCCCTTCACTTGAAACTGTTAGGCTAAGTGTTTCTTGTCTGCGTGATTTTAAGAATAACAGTCGGGCCATATCTTTGGCAATGGCATAGTTTGTCAGTGTTGGGAATGTGGCACTACCTGGATTTTCACGCCCACCATCTTGTGTGATGTATGCCTGACGATCAGCCTCGCCTTCAGGATAGATAACTTCTTGATTGGCCCATTTCTGATCTGGATCAACATAAGTCACGCTGTATGAAGTGTATTTGCTAGTCTTATCAATACCAGTATAGGTTATATTTCCAACAACATCACAGACATTACCTGTGAATTGATTCTTAAGATAAGGTTTGGTAGTGGCAGTCATAACCACATTGGCTACACCACTTAGGATATCAAACTCATTACCAGCATCTTCAATGCGTAGTTTGTATTTGCCTTGAACATACGGCATATATGCCCTAAATCCCATTAAAAGTGTCTTAACATTGGCAAATATAGTCTGTCCAGTATTCAATACATAATTACAGGTTAGGATAGGACCAGCAAAACTCTGTCCTGTAACATAAGTCACAGTGGTGTTACACTTGTTCGCACTCTTGACCCACGATGTCCAGTCAATGTCATCATTGGCAAGCCCTTTACCATAGCGTGGATTGCGTAGATAGTCTAGCAATATCTCTGCAGGATTAGTTGAATAACGCACTGGTGCTGACTCATAGGCATAGGTGCTGGCATTGCTATCTAGTGCGGCAATACGACGACCCAATAATGATATTTGAACTTTGGGTATGCCACCACCAAATGGATTGTTATCACTATCTGCTTGAGTCTTAACTTCTTTCCATTCATATCGAACTGCCAATGTTGCCAATCCATTAAAATTCATTTGATTGGTAAAACTAGGAGACTCAGCAAAAATGTTAGTCTTCCAATAGGCACCAACAGGGCTGGCTGCAGGATTGGCATAGTAAACACCTGGATTCCACATCATACGCACACGACCATTATAACGATCGGCATTGACATCTACAATTTGTCCAGCATTGAGATTGGCAGTCAATCCAACTGGTAATTGCCAGTCATCTATAAACACTTCACGAAGTCCTTCAACTACACCTTCTGAAAACACATAGACAACATATAAAAATTTATTGTTGGTTGAACCTGTTTCTGCAAAGGTAGTTACACCTGCCAGTTTACGATAACCATAGACAACGGGAATTTGTTCATCACTACCTTCACGAGGTATTAAGACACCTTGTTGTTCTCTAGCCGCGGAGGCAGCACTTGGCATATCGGGCATTCCACCCAATAGTCCCATAAAAGGTTGTGCAATGAAATTGACAACTGAGGCAACTACATTGACAACTGCCTTGACTACAGATGAAACTACATTGACAACTGCCTTGACAACTGAACTGACTGCATTGCCAATGGCCTTAAAGACTTTACTCATTGATTAACTCCTTGTTCATCCATACACCTGGCTTGAAGTCAAAGTGTTCATAGAGTTTTTGTGTGCGTTCAGGATTGATACCAATGTCACCACCTGTGATGTTACTGGCTTTGATGGTTTTTGCCCACTCCTCAAATTTCACCATTAATTGTCGGAAATTATCCATATTCTTGTGTGAATCCAGCATATAAATGAAGGCAATATTGGCATCTATAATTTCACTATTCCAAGGGCATTCACTGGCATAGCCTGCAACAAATCCAACTACTCGACTGCCTTCATAGGCATTGAACCAACAATGGTCCCACTTGGTGGCAAAGTTTTTGATTGTCTTCATTACTGAATTCTCATCATACTCATCTCTAATGCGTGGAAGGCTTTCAATGGCTTCATCACGATAGTATTCAAAGCATATGATAGTGCTGTCAAATTCAGAGGGTTGCATTTTTCTAATGATCATCTTACAAGCGTCCCCATTTGAATTCTGTTTGTCCTACCCAACCTGCTTTGTCAAAACACATATCGCTTTTAACTCCTTGATAGAACCAATTGCTCCAATTATTACTTTTTCTTCCTGCTGTTCTTTCAAAGTCTGCAAACAGACTAGAACAGTCAATGGTAATCTGACAGCTCTTTTCACTTTCAACAATGG